CGTAGAGCCAGTCCCACTCGGCGAGTACGCCAAGGGCGTACACCTTCAACTGAGAATTGTTCTCGGCAAAGACTTGCACGCCCTTGCCGTATTTGAAATCCGTGATGGTTGCCTTACCGGGGGCGAGCCGGGCGTCGTCGAGGGTGCCGAACCCCTCCGGTACCCATTCCCCGAAGTGCGTCCGAACCTCGATAAGCGCGAAGCCTGGCGTTTCTTCGACATGTTCGACGAACATCTCGACGGCTTCGACCATCTCCTGCGTGACGAGGATCTCGTCTATCGTCTGGCCGAGGAAGGAGCTGGCGGCAATGCCGTCCCGCCGCATAACCTCGGTGAGATGATGAGCGACTGTGCCTTCAGCGGCGTATTCGCTCGCTGTGTCAGGCAACCCGGCGGTCAGGCTGACCGAGCCGGGGCAGTTGATCCACCGGTCTGCCGATGAGGGTCCAAGGGGCGAGTGTGCAAGCGTCACGATGTTCTCCTGGTGGGTAGGTGAGTGGCCGTCCGGTCCCTCCCAGAACCGGACGGCGAAGCGGACTTATTTCCGCATTTTCTCCGCAGCCTCGAACACCGCCGCGAACTTCTCAGGCGCCAACTGTGGCAGCCGCTCGGCCCCACCGCTGACTTCCTTGAACAGCGCGAGGGCGCGGGTTGTGCCTACCCGTGTCTGCAGTTCCCCGAGCGCCTTGCGGACTTCCTCGATGGTGTATTCCTTGGTCACTGCAGCGGCTGGCTCGGATGCTGCAGCCTCCACGGCGTCGTCCAGGAAGTCGAGGCCGCCCTGTTCTTCCGGCTCATCGGCTTCAGGCTCCGTTGACGCCACGGGGGCAGCCGGCACAGGCTCCGCGGTCTTGCGAGGACGACCACGCGGACGCGGCGCTGTGTTCTCGCAAGGCGTCTCATGGATCGGTGCCGGCGCGGGCTGGCATGGAGGCGCTTGCGGCGGCTCTGCGGCCGGTGTATTTGCCGACCGCGCCATCGACTCCAGCGCAGCGGCGATTCGTTCAAGTGTTGCTTCGATAGTCATTCGTCTTTCTCCTGTGTGAAATTAACGTGAGTATATGCTACTTCCGCCGCCGCGCCATCTCTTTCTTACCCTGATGCGGCTCGTACTTGCTTTGCGATACCTTCGGGCGGATACGCTCGACAACCGTGAAGATGCGCTCGACAATTCCGCCCTGCGCCTCAAGCACTTTCCTGCGTGCCTTTAGCTGCTCCATCGTCTCGAACCGTTCTCTAAGCAGTTCGCCGTCTGGCATTCTGGTTTCCATGCTCGCTATCCTCAGAACGTCTTGGGCTTGGCAACGCTACGCACGAGGGCCATAAAGCCTTCTTGCAGATGCGTCGCTCCGATGCTGACCCAACGGCCATCAGGCTTGTTTGCGGGATCGGTGTCGGGGGGCGGCTGTTTCCGCAGGCCATCAACCAATTCCCCGCACTGTATAGCCAGCGCCTTGATGCTGTTCATGGCATCTATCTCCTGCTGAGACAGATCGCGGTAGCCGGTAATTTTCTGGTGTTGATTGTCCATTTCAGTTTCCCTTGTACCAATACCGAGCAACGAATCGGGCGCTGTACTCGTGCCCGTTCTTTTCCAAGTCGTCGGCTGCTTTCCTCAACCAGTCGGCGACTCGCTTACGCCCGCGCTTTGTCATATCAGCGGCCCTTCGGACGGTGATATACGCCGCAACTTTCTCAGTCATTCGTCTTTCTCCTGTGTGAAAATTAACGTGGGCTGATATTAAATCTTGCGAGTAAACCTGTCAATCACTTTCGAGACCGCTGCCTTTTTAATAGCAGGCCGGTCGTCCTTGCACGTCTCGTTCTCGATAGCGTCGATCAGGATACCGAGCGACGCAATAGCCGCGGCGAGGTGCGGCACCTTGCTACCCGGATCAATGTCCTCACCGTCCCAGAACTGCATGATGTGCCGGATCGTGGCATCAACATACGTGCTGGCCTCGACAGGCTGATCGCGCCAGTTATACGGGCCGTAACCGTGGCTGCCGTCCTTGCGGGGCGCCTCGTAAGCGCCATACCGCATAGCGACACCGAAGTACGCAAGCGCGGCAGGCGGAATAACCGAGAGCATCGGCACCTTCAGCCGGCCCATCAGCGTTTTCGGGTTGGACCCTGCGTCTGCCCGCGGCCTATCGGCGACGACATGCCACTTACCCGCAGACAGATATTGATCTTCAGCCATCACACTCTCCATTTACCATCAACAAAAAAAATAATCTCAGTGGATCACTTTTCACAGCCTACGCAAAAAGGCATGAACTTCTCGGCCTTTTCTGCTGTTTTTCGATTCTTGGGGGGCCTATCCTCCCACCCCCACCCGTGTGTCTGCCTGACTTTCTCCTCAAGAGCCACTATACGCGCGTGCGTCTCCGGGCAGACTATCTTTATCAAAGACAACTCCCCTTTATGTGCGTAGGCCCCACAGAGACATTCCCCGCTCATGCCGAGTGTGGCGGACACGGGGTTCCTCTCGATCTTATTGAGGGCTAGGTATTCCTCAAACCATTCGCGCCCTCGGTAATAAAAAGGATTTACCCATAGCAAATTGCCTGTAAAATCAAGAACAGTATACTTATACCCCCCTCTGCGGGCACTTTCATCCTTCCGAATTCCTGTAAGCAGCATCACGTTGTCCGTGCGGCGGAGCTTGTTGTCCCTCAAGAGCTTCATTATCGGCCGCTCTTTAAGTCTCTGGAACATCTTGTAGTGGTGCCCTGGGCCAGGAAAGCCTCTTTCAAGAACAAGGGCATCGTAATCTTGGCCGCAATCCTCCTTCGCCCGTATCTCTGTGAGCGGCCAGCCGTTTTCTCTGCAAGTACCCCGGACGAACTCCCTTGTCCGCTCTATGCCTATCCCCGTGTTTGCGTGAAATACCTTGCACCCCTCCACGTTATTCATCGCCCAATGAGTCGTTACGAGGCTATCGAACCCGCCGGAATACCCGACAAATACCGCGGAAGGCGAAAACATTTTCTGCGCGGTGCGAACAATCTCCTCGGGCGAGGCGTCCTCTAGTTCTTCCGATAGCCTCCGCGCGAGCACTTCTTTCTTCCTCAACTTCCGCATTTCTTTCCTCCAGCCCTCGAAAGGCTATATTCTCCATTTACCATCAACAACTGAAAGTAAAGCCCGCTTGCCGGAAGCATACACCACGCAATGTGTATTCAGCCAGCCAGACGGGCCGCTCGTGTACTCCAACCGTAGCCGGGTCGAAGTACCAACCTGGTAACACCCCTCGTCGATGCCGGGGCTATGGGTGTGCCCGACAACCGAGCGGATGCCGATGCGCCGCAAGTTACGGATACTGCCGCGAGCCCCGTTCGGGCCCTTGTCGCCGTGCATCCCAAGCTCGATGCCGCTGACCGTGAAGCTCTCATCCCGGCGCAGGAACTTGATCTCAGCCGCGCCGAGCTTCGCGCCCCAATACGCGAACGGATCAGGGTAATACACGCCGCTGCCATCCAGCTTGGTGCCTCTCGCCATCGCAAGGGCGGTCTCCAGGTAGAACTCGGCGTTGATCGGCGCACTCCGCCAGTCGGTACCCATGATCCACCGGGTCAGGAAGTCGTTGTGGTTACTCGGTACGACAATCGAGTTCCGCCCAGCAACCGTATGCTCCTGCAGGAACTGCAGCGCCCGCGAGACTTCTTGGTAGGCGTCATCCCGACCGGTACGCTGCTTGGCGATGGCGTTAAACGGATTACCGATATGGTGCGGGTTGACGGCATAGTTATCCAGCAAGTCGTGCCATACCAGCAACGCCGGATCGAGCACCGCCGCGATCCCGCCAGCCCCGAACGTCGCTTGCTCCACGGCAGGGTCTATAAAGTCAACGTGCGTGTCGCCCATAATCAGCGCCTTCGCCCGCTCCGCGTTACTCACGCCGTCGGCAGAGTAGTTCTTGTCGAGGTCTGTAAACGCGCCGGTCTCTGTGTTGGCGTTGATCTGCCGCAGATGAAACCGGCCGCCGTCGATCTCAGCCACACACGCGCCGAGCGTATGGTGAAACGCACCAAGCGCCCCGGCCTTGCTGTCCGTGTAGTTGGGCACGGTACACGCGCCGGTCGTGGTGAGGATCTTCGCCATCCGGTTCTGCGGCGTCGGGACGGTACGCAACTGCAGCTTGGTGTGCGCAAGTATCCCTGACTCGCCATGCGTCAGTGCGTCGAAGCCGGTCAGCGGCGATGAGGCAGTCGGCTGCGTCTTGACATCCCCCATCAGCACGAGGTTCTTGCCGAGCTTCTTGCGCACGTTGAACAGATACGGCGTTGTCTCAGGCGCCCACTCCTCGGCGTTGGTCTGGCTCTCCGTCCACCGGCTCGTTGGGTTCTTGTAGCGTATCGGTACGATCAACAGCTCGGCGTTCATCTTCTGGCAGGCCGTGGTGAGCGCTGCCATGAAGCCTTTATGTACTGGCGTCGCGTTCTGCGCGGCGGTAATGATGAAACGCTGCGCTCCCTTCAGCTTGCGGCGATGCTTCGGCGCCCGCTGCCCTTGCTTCTTGTTGCCGGATTGCGTCATTACGTATGCCTTGCCAGGTGTCGTTGTCGTGTAGCAGAAAGTGCGATGGCCCTCTGAAGTACGGATGCACCCCCATCGCGTCCGCCCCGAAGGCGCCGTGCCGTTACGCATCATGGCTTTCCCGCATTTCGGGCAAGGATAGCTCATCGTTTGCTCCCCAGTTCTATCAGGATACTCATGCCGATCATCCATACCCCGAAGGCGGTGGTGCTGCCGGCTCCGAGCGCAACGTACACGCCGCCGAAGAACATCAATAGAAGTGTCATTGGGCTAATCTCCATCATCCATTTCTCTGAGGAAGCAAGCCTCTGAGCCTCTGTCAAACACGGGCTGATCGTCACGCTCGTGCAGTTCGTGCCCTCCGCTACGCACCCACTTGGCGATGCGTACCTTGTTCGTATCAATCCGTAGTAACGACGCCGCGATCTCCGGCTCAAGCGCGGCCTTGGCGTGGATAAAGATAGCCGCTTCGTTGACCGGCAGCCAGCCGTCGAAATACCTGCAGCGCCAGCACGGCGGGCAGTCTTTCGTGTACCGGTGTAGCGGCATCGTGGATTCAGGTGGCTGTAGATCGCTCTTTGACGGGGCGCCCTTGATAGTGTGCTGCTCGACCGGAATAACTTTCGTCAGCACGGACACCCCCGAACAGCCGTAAGCGAACTCGACGCGAGGCCCAACGCCTTTCACTTTCGGTTTCTTGGTGAACGGCTCAAGCAGCAGCGTCTCTTTCTCTATCCGCAGCAGCAACATTTCCTCGTCGATAAAGAACTCGGCCGTCGAAGGGTTCACGGCGCGATCTTCCGCCACCATGTTCAGCATCGACCCGAACCAGGAGATCCACGCTCCTGTCGGTTCGTACAATCCACGATGCCTCCAAGCCATCGCCAGCGCACAACGCAGGACCGGCCCCTCTGGCCGCCCGCCGCTTCTCGGCGTGTTATCTAACCGCTCATGTATCCGCGCCGTGTTGATCCGTACCAACTCGCAGAAAGCCTGCATCTCTTTCTCAGGGGTCATATCAGCCACTCCAAATTCGCAGCCTCAGCGCGAATACGCTCTCTCGCGATCTCAAAATAGTTACTATCTCTTTCGATGCCGATAAATTTGCGAAACGTGCGAACGCAGGCTACCCCCGTTGTCCCTGACCCCATAGTGTTGTCCAAAACGGTCTCGTGTTCTTTGGTGTATGTTCGGATCAGATACTCCATCAACGCGACTGGCTTCTGCGTAGGGTGAACGGTTTTCCCCTCGCTTGGAATATCGAGCACCTGTCTTGGGTAGTTCGTGGCCTCTTGAACGTACATTTTGCGCGTTATACCCCCCGAAACAACGCTCGTTGGGCCAGACGAAACTCCGCGAGCCATATCGCTCGCGGAGTTTCGTTGCCGGAGGAAAGTCTTTACGACTCCTTGAGGGGTGTACGTCGGCGGGTTGTCGTAAAAAACCAGAACATCCTCAACGTCTTTCATCGGCATCTTCTTGGCGTTTAGATGCCCACTCGCACGAGTTTTGCGCCAGTACCACTGGTATTTAAGCCCCCTCAGGTTAGAAGCCCCCAACGCCGACGTAAAAGGCTGACTGGCGGTCAGCACGACCGCTGCATTCGGCTTACAAACTCTTCTATACTCCCTCCACAAAGGCTCAAAAGGGATTACCGCGTCCCACTTGCACGCCGTAGTGCCGTAAGGCAGGTCGCAAAGCACCATATCGACCGACTCGCTAGGGATACTCGCCATCGCGTTCAGGCAGTCGTCGTTTATCAGCCTCATGTCCCTTGTCCTTCAAACGTCGCAGGGGAGACAGCCGTTGCGCTGATGAGCGACACGGTGTCGGGAGTGGGCAAAAACAAGTAGCCCTCTGTTATCAGTCGTTGTAACGCACGGTTGGCATGTTGTCTACGAATATCCCGCTTGCCCTCCTCGTGGGGCATCTGCAGGATCGCTTTATCCAGCAGCTCAAAGACAGGCTTGACATCCCCCGGAGCCATCAGCTCCTGGGCGGCCATGAACACGGTGAGCTTCAACCCGGTTGGCGGTTTCTTCCCGCGCATGGGCGCGGCGTCGGTGTGCTCTATGACGCATGACGATATCAGTTCATCGTCCTCGTCGAAGCCCAAAGGCACCGAGACCAGCTTGAAGTTCCACTCCGCGCCGTCCTCGCCGTCCTTCAGCTTCGTCAAGCAGGCCCGCCGGAACTCCCCGTTGCGGGAGACCTCGATCTCCACGTCGGCGGCGGCCTTCAGCCCTGACCAGCCACGAGCCCCCCTAGAGGCGTCCTTGCCGCTGTGGTGGATTAGCACCACCATCGCCCCCTTACCCTCACCCCACACCTTCTCAGTGGCCTTGTGGAGCCGCTGGCAGTGGCTCAGGACTTTACCCATGTCCTCGCCAGCGTTCTCGTTCGCGCCTGGCGTGGTGGCGCTCAGGGTGTCCACCACGACCAGGTCTGTCTGCCCCCATGCCAGTACCTGATTAATCAGCGCGTCAGTGTCCTCGAGGTCCAGCAGGTTAGGGGCGTCAGGGATCACCCCCGGCATGACAGACAGCGAGACCTCGTTCTGCTTGGCGTAAGCGTTAAGCCGCTGGCGGAACCCGCCAACGCCCTCAGCCACCACCATGATCCCCCGCCCCTTGCGGGTCTTGTGCCCTCGCCACGGCGCCCCCTGTTGGATGCACGCCACAAGGTCCAACACCCAGAAAGACTTGCCCGAGCCGGACTCCCCGTAGATAACGGCGAGCCCGGCTCTCGGTAGCACCCCCTTGACAATCCATTCCAGCGGTTTCCCTTTGGCGAACTCCGTGGCCGCGATAACCTTGAACCGGGTCGGGTCCTTGGGCGGCTCCGCCGCTTTCTGCGCGGCCGGGTTCTTGGCAGCCCGCTTCGCCCCCATCGCGATCTCGTCGGGCGTGCGCGGCGGCAGTTCCTCGAACTCCTCTACCGCCTGTACTGCGCGGACTTCGGGGAGGCTGGCTGCGAACTCAGCCATCGCCTTGAAGCTCGGCATCTCGGTGATCGGTGTGCCTGGGGCGACGCCCGCGTCGAGATTGCCGTACTTGTGTAGGCGGACCAAGTCGAAGGCATTGTGCTGGCCGCGAGCTACATCAGTGTCATGGTGGACGTGAATTTTCTGCCCGCCATCATAGACAATTACGCCTTCCGGTCGCGACCCTCCGGTGAAAGTCCACCGACTCGACTCGCGGCTCACTTGCTACCTACTTTCAATGTCGTGTCACCTACATTTGAGGCTGCCGCTCGTTTCAGATACGCCAGAGCCTGCTCAACTCCTTGGACAGAGTCTCCGAGCTTCCCGATCCCCAGGTTGCACAGACTGCAAAGCCAGCCACGGAACACAAGTGTTTCATGGCAATGGTCGAGAGCCAATCTGCGCTTCTGCGTTCGGCCGCAGCACTCGCATTGAGCGCTAGGCGGTCTCGTGGGTTGCGGGTACCCGCGCCCGTAGCGGGCTCCTGCGTCCGCCCTACGAGCGTACTCGCGCCGACATTTTTCCAGTATGGCTTCGCTGTTAGCGAGGTACCTGACGCGGCGCTGCCCCTTCAGCTTCGCCAGATTGGCGGCGTACCAGGTCTTAGCGTAGTCCTGCATCCGCTCTTTGTTCGCAGCGTACCACGCACGAGAGTATGCGTTGCGTTCGTCTTTATTCGCTGCCCGCCAAGCTGCGCGTTTCGCCCGCTCGGCGGGAACCCGGCTGGCGTACCGCTCGCGCGCGCGCTTGTTATGGTCCGCCTTGTTTGCGTAAGGCACTACCGAACCCTCTCGTAAGGCAACTCGAATCGCTCGATCGCCGCGTAAATGTCAAAGGCACGGCAGAAGTCGCCGACGATCCCTGGCTTCTCCGCTGGCGGAGTACCCGTCGTCGCTGTGTGCGTTGAGTCCCCATCAGCCCTGCGCGGCCACTCGTTCCGATCTTCCCAGTTGGCGTACTCTGCCAACACGGCGTCAACGCTGACCCACTGGCCTTGGTGGCGGGCCGCCTTGAACGGCCCACCAGGCTTGCGAGTCGGGAGGTACATCATCTGCGCGGGGACGTGGCTCTCCCGGCTGGCGAGTTCGATGCCCGCCCGCGCTGCCACTTTGCGGGATACCGCGCAGAACTCATCCGGGCGCATCGGCCTGTCGGTCGGCAGCAGAACCCGAAGCCGGGGCGCGGCCGGCGTGTGCGAGGCGGTGGTGTATATCAGGTATTCAAGATCAGCGAATGCTTTCTCGATGACGGATACATCGGACCGCTTGATGTTGTCGTAGTCGAAGGTCAGGGCGTACCGAGCGACGAGGTTCGTGCTGTCCCGGTAGCTAGGATTGAACGAGGCGGGTATCGACCAGCCCTTGCTGGCCTTGTCTATCGCTTCTGGCGCTTGTGGCAGGAACAGCGCGCAGTACCGGGGCCATGTCATCTGCCGTGTTTCGGTAATGCGGGCTTGGTGCTCGCCGCCGAAGCTGATTGTGAGTTGAGGTGTCAATGCGCCGCCCCTTTACCTTTTACCGGACACTACGCCTTTCTTTTCCGCAGCGCAATAGCGCCGCCGTACTGGGCGAGAATGTTGTAGATCACTGCTGTCGAAACGCCTTCGTCAGCAGCAATCCGCCGGGGCGTGCGCCCCGCCATGCCGGCCGCCATCACGGACTGAACTAGCGCCAGGCGGGTTGCGTGCTTGCCGGTTTTCCCTTTGGCGGGGAGGCACTTGCCCCGATTTGCTTTACGGAATATGCGCAGTTGCGATTCCAATTTTCGGATCTTCCGTTGAAACGAGAAAACCTCATCGCGTAAAGCGTCCCGCTGCTCGACAACGCAGTTGTACTCCAGACAGTAGGGGCTGCATGAGTGTATGTTCATTGTCTCCCCTCCAGTGCGCGGGTGATGGTCTTTTGAGCGGCTTCGACGATGCAACCGGGCCTGTGTTTATAGACCCTGTGCCCGAACGCAGGAATCGGCGCGCATGACCTCATCCAGCACATCCAGCAGCGCGGCCACGACTTCGGGCGGGCAGATACTTTCTGGAAAGCCGCCGACGTACTCTTCCCCGAGGCTCTGCAATTCGCACCACTCCTTGCGGGCTTTCTGGATAAGTTCGGTCATGACTTCAATACTCCAGATCAACTTTGAACTCGTGCTCACAGCGCGGGCACACCACCTCTACATCACGGCTCTTATCCGTATGGTTTTCACAGGCCTGCAACCCGCTGTTGTGCCAAAAATCCGAGTCATCAAGCAGGTCAAATTCTGACTCGCATTTTGGGCAATAAGTGTCTAGAGACAGGAACCACTGTGCTGTAGTCACGGCTTCTGCTCCAGCGTTACTGGCTTCATCCAGCGCGGTCGTTGGGCGCGGTTCTTCTTCGCAGCCGCTATTGCCACTTTCAACGTAAACGCCTTGGGTTCCTTTGGTTTGCTCACGGCTTCTGCTCCAGTGGCTCGCCCAGCGGCAGCACGCCTTCGTCCGGGTATTCGGCGTAGTACGCGATGTACCTGTAGTGCTTTGGAGACGGGTCGTCATCGTCAAGCACGCCTTCCGGCGGGCACTCTGTAATGACCAGCTCCGAGTCGGTGTCGGACACGGAGTCGATGACAAGCCCGGCTAACTCAGCCAGGTCGACGAGTTCCGCTATGGTGAGGGTGATGTTCATTCCCCTTCCTCCTCTTTGCGAAAGGCCACAAGCGCACACTCCGGCATATGCTGCTCCGGCTCGCCGCGCAGCCAATCGTCACCGCACACGACGCACGACAGGGGCTTTGGTAAGGGCTTCATTTCGTTCCCTCAAGACCCTGCGCATTCGCCTTCCTGATCCGCCGCACCATCGCGTTCCAAGCTCGGATTGCGGATCGCTCGTCATCGCGGAGAGGACCGTATATTTGCGGGCCGTTATCAACTTCCGGCACGTACTGGCAGACGTACCAATCTCCGCCGTAGCCCAGTTCTGCTACTGGCGTTCCCGGAAGGCCTGCAAGTCGTTCTATCGCTTCGATTACTCGTTGTGCTGTCGTGCGTTTCACGATTCCTCCCTCGCTCTATCATAAGGGTCATCCCCTAACGCGCAAGCAGCGCAAAGCGGCTCGTCGTCGTCAAGGGCGCTTGCTTCAACCTCCTGCCCGCATTGCGAGCAGAACGCAATGCCGCCTTGCGCGATCTCGATGTCCCTGTCAGTACAGCCGGGCGGGAGGTTCCAGCCGGTCATGTCAGTATCCGCCACAACGCGATGATGATAAAGCACAGCGACAGCAGCGCGGCCAGTACCATGATCGTGCCGCCGGTAACCTGCGCCAGTTCCTTGAATTCTGAGAACCTCATGACTGCCCTCTCATCCAGGCGTGTGCCTGTCGCCGCCGTGCCGCTTCCCGTTCAGCCTTCGCCGCGTTGTGGTCTCGCAGCCGGCTTTGCGCTTCTGCGAGTAGCTGCAGATAGCGGGCGCGCTCGGTCTCCGTTGATAAATCTACCCGGTCAAGCATTGCCGTTTCTCCCGTCAAGTGTGCCAAGTTCATGCCGACGTTATTCCTAAATGCCAAGGTCGTCAAGTGCGCCGTTAAAAAAAACACCCCGACCTCCCGATCGGGGCAAAAGCACACACGCGACAAAATCCTAGTCAATGCCGCGATCCCGCAATGCCCTTATGGCGCTACGCGCGGCGTGTACTCTGTCCTTCGATATCGGCGCCAGGTCGTTCTGCAGCAGTTCGGCAAGCCGCTCCGTGGCTTGGATCAGCACTGAAACGTCCGGCCGTATGTCCTGCTTGTAGTCGGCCAGGCTTGCCGCGACCCGGCCGGCTTCGTCAATGTCTCCCCGGTATCTGGATTTAACATCATCCGTCAAGCCGGTCTCCCGCATATCCAGAATCATCCGGCGCTGGTAATCGCCTACCAATGCGCGCAACAATCCCACTTCCGCTTCTGTCAAGAGGGTATAAAACATATCCAATTACCCCTGTAGCTGTAAAAGGTCGAAAAGCATTGCCTCAAACTGCTTATTCTGTTTCGACTCCGCCACCGACCTCGCCGCCGACTCCGCCGACTCCGCCACCGACCTCGCCGCCGACTCCGCCGCCAACCACGCCACCGACCTCGCCGCCGACCACGCCGCCGACTCCGACGCCTCCGCCGCCGCCGCCGCCCCCGCCGCCGACCGCGCCGCCGACTCCGACGCCACCGACCTCGCCGCCGACTCCGCCGCCGACGCCGCCGACCACGCTACTATCCGCAAATCTTCGTTTCCCGTTTCCAGGTATTCCCGAACCACGGCAGGCGCGTTCCAGTTGTCGATCACGTCAAGCGCACATGCCCGCGCGAATGCGCGTAGCGTTCCAGTCGCGTCAGCCATCGCGATGACCGTGCGTTCTGATGCGCACAATTTATCCTCGCCGGTTAAAATACGGCCACCAAGCTGCACACGGCAAACGATTGGACCCGGCGCGTACTTCAGCGCGTCAAGTGCGCGTTCTGAGGCGTGCAGCCCATACGCGCAGAGTTCCAGCCGGTCAGGGTCAACGGTAAGCATCTGGCCGGTAAATACTGGCGTGTGCGGCGAGTATGCCAGTTTGCGATCTGCTTTTAGGAAATGCCAAGCAAGCATGTTTGATTCTCCTGTTTTGAATTTAGTCGGGTATCGTGTAGCCGGCTAGAATCCTAACCGGCTACCCGCTAACCGCCTAGCGGAACCAGTAATTCACGCCGTCAAGTTCAGCCGATGAATAGTCCATCTGCAACTCCCGCGCGGCCTTGTCCCAGTCGATGCAGGTATAAGGCCATTTCACGTCCCGCTCAATCGCGCCCACTTCCTCGGCCAGCTCCTGAGCGTAATCCTTAAAGTAACTGTCCCGGATCAGGGTCTCGCCGTACCGCCAATCGCTGCAGTACCCTTCTGCCTCATTCCGGAAAGCTACCAGGGCGGCCAGCTCCTGGCAGTCAACAAAATCGGTCCCGGCTTCTACGGCCGCGTCCCGTTCCGCTTCGAGTTCTTCAATCCGGCTGTCAACGTCCCGGCTGTCGAGAATGTCCTGATATTTGTCAACGGTGCTCATGGTTCTATTCTCCTGATTGTCAAGTGTGCCAATTTAGTCGGGTATCGTGTAGCCGGCTAGAATCCTAACCGGCTACCCGCTAACCGCTAATATTCCTGAAATACCTCCCGTAGCCGGTCAATTTCAGCCGGTGACAGCCTAGCGGCCAATGCCCTGCCGATTGCGGCGCATTCGTTGTACGTGGCTTCCGCTTTGCGGCTGTCCCGGTCATATCCGAAGGTATCTGCCCACTCCTCGAAGTCCATCGAATAGGCTTCGGAGTCCATCAGCAAGCTATAGAGCACGTCCCGCAGTTCTGGCGGCACAAGGGCTTGGCCCCGAACCGTTCCAGGCTGGATAGCCTTGCCGGTTTCACATGCTTCAGCGCGATATTGCTCCTCATAAATTGTTCTGCGATTTTGGCCGCGGCCAAGCATTCCCGGCAAATGCCCGGACCCTTGCGAGTAATCGCCTGTCCAGGCTTCTAGGCCGTTCACGCTGATTGTGCACTTCCAATTTATGCACGGCTCGCCCTTGCCGCAGTATCCGCCGGATCGCTTGCCGTCCGGGCCGATCGTGATAGCGTGCCGGGACTTCGATTGTGGAACAAATACGGCCGTCATGGTCAAGCCGGTGGCGGTCAAGGCTTGGTCAATTTCTGAATAGTCGGTCATGGTTTCGTTTCCTTTCAAAGATGTGCGGCGGATATAAGCTGCACTTGTGCCGGCAATCCAGCAACCCCCAGCGCCCTCGTCCACGCTTCGCGGTATGCGCCCCATTTATCATGGTTAAATGGGATCGCGTGCACTTGCCCATCTGTTTCAACTCGCCATGAATCGCAGCTTTCTGAAATCCATGCAAGTATCGGCAGCTCTACGGTGGTTTTCTTACGCGTCGCAGTGTGGTCAGTCATGGCGTGGTCAAGCTGCAATTTAATCCGGTCTGCTTCTGCTGCTGTCATGGTCTGTGGTTCCTTCTGTCGGTTGATGGTTAGCAGTAATACGTTGCGGCTATTACTCGCTCAAAGTTGTCTGTGTATTTGATGGCAATTCCGGAAAAGTAACTGTCAGACTGATAGCCGTCAAAACCCGCTAGCGCGCCAATACCATCTGGCGCGGCGCTATCCTTTGGGACGCGCATAAACTCATTCGAGTCATACCAGCAGCCGCGATACCTGAAAAAACGCGGGCTGTATTTGTCGCATTCTTCTACATAGTCGAAGTCTGCTGCTGCTGCGGGCGGCAGTTCGGAAAAGCAAACCATGTCTATCCTGTGCCCGTTGGTCTTTATGGCCATGGTCATTTTGTGGTTCCTTCTGTTGTGTGAGCGTTTAGCAGTCGTCGCCGTAGATCGGCGTATCGCAGCCGCACCATTCGGTCCATTCGCGGCCATCCGGGCAAGCGGGCTGCTCCATGCCGGTTTCCCCGTCGCTATCCGTGCTGGCCACGCAGAGCGCCAGCCAGCAGGTAACAAACAGTGCAGCCCAGAATGACGGGCGGACGGTCATGACAGTTCCCCATTGCCGGCCGGATCAAACCCGGCATAAATTGCCGCGTCCCAGGCTTCGCCATAGCTGGCAAAGGATAGAGGCTTGGCGGTCACTAGATCCCCGTCTACCGATTCGTATGCCCGGCCGCCAATTACGTCAGCCTTGGAGGCCGGAACGATTGCGCACAATGCCGCAGGTACTGATCCGACATAGACGTATCGGCCGCTCGGCGCTTTGATGATATGCAATCCGTAGTTCATGTTTGGTTGCTCCTAGTCGGTTATTGAATCTACGGAAATACTTGTACCAGCGTTTTATAGACAATGCAACAACTATTTTTAAGTCACTGCCTGTGGATAACTGCACCATGCCGCAATGCGGCTCACCATCATCGGATGGTGCAGGTTGTTGAGAGTCATTCTCATTTAGAATGGGTTGCACCATGCAGCACCATGCTGCACCATGTTTTAGTTGGTGCAGGGTTAACTCATTGTTTATTATATGGATTTTGCCTTGTTTGGGCTGGGTTTAGGGTTTCTGCACCATGCCTCAATGGTGCAGCCGGCAATGCCGCGATGCGGCTCACCATCTCTCACCATAACCCTAGAAGGGTATGGTGAGATGGTGCCGCTGAGCGTGCCCACTATCTGGAACAACGGAAAGTGAAAATAATTTAGTTCCGCGTCTCGCCTGGTCGTGCTCCCGCACTCACCTATCCCGCAATGCCTGCAGGCCGATATCCCGTTATCCCACACTCCGCCATCCCTATGCCTTGCCTCCGGCTCGATCGTACATCTAGCGCGATCGTGTGAAGCCCTAGCAGCATCCCGGCATAGCGGCAATGCCGGCTATCGCATGGCCGCCTCTCGGCATAGCGGCAATGCCGGCTATCGCATGGCCGCAATGCCTCCAGGTCGCAATGCCGGGCAGGATATGCGGCAGGGTCGCAATGCCTCATGGTCGCAATGCCACCAGGCCGCAATGCCACCAGGTCGCAATGCCACCTGGTCGCAATGCCGCCTGCACCATCCCCGGATGGTGCCAGCATGGTGCTGGATGGTGCCGGGTGATCGGCAATGCGGATAACCGGCGGTAATCGAGCCCGCCGATAGCTAACGGTAATGCCGCAAGGTCGCAATGCCATCAGGTCGCAATGCTGCCAGGTCGCAATGCCGCCAGGTCGCAATGCCGGGAGGTCGCAATGCCGCCAGGTCGCAATGCTGGGCAGGATCTGCGGTAGGGCGGCATTGCCTCATAGCGGCGATGCCTCATAGCGGGGAAGCGGCAATGCCTTTTCGCCCTATTGCAGGCGCGCGTGTGGCAGCGTGTACGCGCGACCCCCATCCCCGAATTCGGTTTCGCGCGCGTTATCACTACCCGCACACGGAATTTTCCAAATTTCAAGTCGCATTACCGCATTGCGGCATTGAGGGTCGGCGGCATTGAGGGTCGGTGGCATTGAGGGTCGGTGGCATTGAGGGTCGGTGGCATTGAGGGTCAGCGGCATTACGCCTACGCGGCATCGCACCCAATCGCACCCAATCGCTCACGTCAAGTGCGCCCATTAAAAAGCACTTGCGCAAAACGGCATAGCGGCGAAGCCACACCCCCTTCCACACGGTGAGCAAAATCAAGCACTTGCGAAAAATTTTCCAGAAAACTTGCAATTCATTCCGAAAAAGGCTTATACTTTAATCAATGGACCTTTTTACGCCCACTTCGGTATAACCCGGCCGCCAGGCCCCTTGAACACCCTGACCCTCCCCCGCTGTTTCTCCCGGCGCGCATCAGGGGTTGGCTTGGCGGCCGGACCTTTTGCAAGGATTTGTATGCTTCGAGAAGTCGTCAAGCGCGCGATTGTCAGTTTCGCGGCGGTGTTTATCGTCAGCCTCGGGGCGTTATCCTTCGTCGGCTGATCCGTATACGGAATTTCGCGTAAACGCGAGAGTTTTGAATAGCTGAAGTGCCTATTGGCCGCGGTAACGCGACACCCAATCGAAGGAGAAGTTGATGAGCGCGGGGAGTACGGATTGGCTGGCGTTGCCAGGTAAGAAGAAGCGGGGGGCCTCGGTAGAGGCGGCGAAGAAGCTGCCGCACGAGCATAAGCGGGCGAAGGCGATGGTGAAGTCGCTTTCCGGCAATTCGCGTATGTGGCTCTGCGACGGGGAGTACGTTTACTTCCGGCCGACTCGCGTTGTGAACGGCGAGAAGGTGACGGTGGCTAACCCGACCACGCTGGAGCGTCACAGGCGTTTCATCAGCGAGGGGCAGTACACCTACGTCGAGACGCAGGACGATGTTGAGATATACAAGGTAACAGAGAGTTCCCCGTTTGCCCGCAAGGGTATGTTTTTGGGCGAGCTGTCTGATGCGGATGTACGGCGGCAGGCGATGCTCAATGCCTGCAAGCGGGATTGGATCGCGTACACAGACTGCCTTGAGGAGATGTCGAGCCGTTTGAAAGGGCGCTACGACACCGGTATGGCGGCGCGAGTGTATAACGACTATCTGCAGTACATCGACATTCTGATCGGAATGCGGGGCGGCCCTGTCGCGGCTGAGCGGGCTGCCGGGTTGGCGGGCGTGCGGAAACGGCGCGGTGTTGGTTCAGGTAAACTGATCCTGCTTCCGGCAGGGAAGGCGTCTTGAGCGGGGATTGGCTTGCCCTCGACGAGCCGTCGAATGTGCCGGACTGGCACTTCACGAAGCACCCGCGCAAGCCGAAGCCGGTTCCGAAGCCGGTGGAGCCCGGCGAAGCGACCAGCCTTCGCAAGAAGTACCTTCTCCAGAAGAAAGCGTTGGGGCTGCAGCACCGGCATTACCTGGACGCGCTGGTGCAGACCAACTTCCACCTGACCAACGCCCAGCAGATCATGTACGGGCTTGGGTACCGGCTCGACAAGAGCACGTACACTCGCTGGCGCCAACGCAAGGATGTGGGCGGCGCGATAGAGACGGCCAAGCGGTACTCCGAGTCCATGCTGGGCTTGAGTGGCGACGGTGTGTTGGCGCGGGTCAAGGAGATCCACGACTACGGCATGGACGTGATCCAGCTTCGAGGCCGCGACGGGAAGTTGCTGACCACTCCTGAAGGCGGCGCGCTCGAAGCGTTGCGCAACCCGGAGCTGGCGCTGAAGGCGGCTGAGTTGCTGGGCAAGAACAAGCGGCTGTGGGGAACTGACGAGGAGCAGACCAGAGTAACGGTTCAGATCGTTAACCTGGCCGGCGACCAGCAGGCCACACCGATCATGGACGGCGAGTTCACCGCGGTACCAGAGGACGACAATTGAGCAAGGCTCAGTTGGTTTACAAGGCGCAGGGGCCGACGCTGGAGCGGTTTGGCGAGTCGTCGAAGAATGTGCAGATTTTGCGGGGGCCGCTGGGCGCCGGCAAGACGATTGCCACGGCGGTCAAACTGTTCAAGTTACTGTGTAGCGAGGTGCCCAACAAGCAGGGCATCCGCGAATCGAACTGGATGGTGACTCGCGGCACGTTGCCGCAGTTGAAGTCTACGACGATCCGCGACTGGATGTCCGTGGTGCCTAAAGGTTGTGGCAGCTTCACGTTTGGCCCGCCGCCGGAGCACCGACTCGACTTCGACCTTGACGACGGCACTCGCGTAGTATCCAACGTCATGTTCATCGCGCTGGACTCCGAGAAGGCTGCCGAGCGTATTCGCGGTGCGAACCTGACCGGTGCGTGGGCCAACGAGATCAAGCAGCAACCCAAGTCCGTGATCGACACCCTGCATTCACGCACGGGGCGATTCAAGGGCTTCGGGTGGCACAACTGGTCCGGCATCATGGCAGACACAAACGCATGGGATGGCGACCACTGGCTGCAGAGTATGCAGGATCTGTGGGAGCTGGGCGACATGCCGGATTGGGAGTTCTTCACCCAGCCACCGGGCGTCATCAAGGTTGACGACAAGTGGGTGGTGAACCCGGAGTGCGAAGGCGTCCCCAGCATCCGTGAGAGCTACTACCAGAAGCAGATGCAGGGCCGCAAGGAAGATTGGATCAAGGTTAACCTGGCCAATCAGATCGGTTTGAGCTTTGACGGCAAGCCGGTCCATCCGGACTACTCTGAGTCGATTCATTTGGCCAAGGAGATTCTGGAGCCGGTGGCAGGGATCTGCTACGTGGGGCTCGACTTCGGGCTTACCCCCGCTGCGGTGTTCTGGCAGCGGCAGGTCAACAATCAGTGGTACGGCCTTGAGGAGATCGTCATCGAGGACGGTGACGCGAAACTGCTGGCCAACGAGCTGAAGGTTCGCTGTGCCGAGATGCAGGCCAAGTGTGCGGGGGCGATAACTTTCGTCTTTCGTGGTGATCCGTCTGGCGACATTCGGGCGCAGACCGACAGCGACACGGCGTTTCGTGTGCTGCGGGCGCATGGCGTGCCGGCGCTGCCGTGTACGACCAACGACCCGGAGATCCGGCGTGCGGCGCTGGATCGGCCGTTGACCCGCACGGTGGGCGGCAAGCCAGGGCTGCTGCTGTCGCCGAAGATGAAGCACTTGCGCAAGGCGCTGGCGGGGGGCTATCACTACGCACGGGTCAAACTGCTGACCGACGATTCGCGCTACCGCGACGTGCCGGTGAAGGATATGTTTTCGCACGTTGCGGAAGCGGCAGAGTACGGGCTGATGGACGCGGGGGAACACAGCATTGTCAACGCCGGGCCATCAGAAAGGCCAGCCCCGCAAAGGGCGGTGATGCCGAGAGCATCGTGGTCTCCGTTTGACGCATGATAAGTGTGGTAGACCTCGCGGATCACTACCCGCTCGATGCGTGGGTAGTGTTCCGGAACTTGCCGGAGGGGGAAGCGAAGTGGTACATCAAACCGCTTCGCGACGGCTTCAAGCATGTTGAAGTCTGGGTCCGTGACAGGGGCGTTTGGGTTCGGCTCAATCCTTGCTACGAGATACCTACCCTCGAAGCGTACTTGCAGGAGCCTTTGGGGGCGGTAGGCGTCGAGTTCAAGCCTACGTTTTTCCGTGTGAGGAAGTCCATAAAGACAGGCGGCTTGAAGGCCCCGTGGGTTCACGGGCCAATAACATGCGTAGAGGCCGTGAAGCTGGTCCTCTGTATCCGGAAGGCGTGGATAAAGACGCCGTATCAGCTATACAACTACCTCAAAAAGACGAGAGGGGCCTGAATGGGCAGCAAGCCTAAAACGCCGAAAGAAGATCCCGCGTCGATTGCATTGCGCAAGCGGCAGACGGAGCAACTGCTTGAGCTTGATGATGAGCAGAATGTCCGTGTCCGGCGTATGTACAACGCCTCTACAGGTATGCGGTCTTTCAGGGGAGCTTCGGATACGCGGTTGCCGAGTGGGGATTCAGCGGCATCCCCAGGTACGGGCAACTACGGGATGGTGCAATCCAACAAAGTCAGGTCCCCCGGGAAGTTTGCCAGGAAGTTTGGTTTTTTGAAAAATAAAGACACAAAATAGTGCCACTCATAGAACGGCTACCTCCGGACCTTGAGGACGGCGCGGCACTCGCCAAGCGCAGAGCCAAGGCCGCTTCACGGAAAGAGTTGTGGCGGTCGGTATACTCCGACGCTTACCGGTTCGCCATGCCGGCCCGTGAGTCGTTCAACTGGACAACCGAAGGGCAGTTCAGGAACAACATCCTGTACGACTCAACGCTGCAGGAGACGACCTACACGGCGGCCAACACACTTTGCGCGTTGCTGTTTCCCGGTTGGACGAAGTGGGCCAACCTCGCGCCAGGTGGCGACATCGACAAGTCGAAGATCACGCCCGAGATTCTCGCCAAACTCTCGGCGGCCACAGACACGTTCTTCGATTTCCTGAACCACAGTAACTTCCCGCAGGTCATCAATGAGACCGCGCTGGACCTGATGGTCGGTACAGGCGCGTTGTGCTTTGACGAAGGCGACGACAAGAATCCGTTTGTGTTTTCGTCGATTCCGTTAAGTGCGCTTGAGCTTGAAGAAGGTCCGAACGGCACGGTTGAGACGACCTTCATGCTGCGTAAGCCGTTGGTACGCAACCTGACGCGCATGTACGACGGCATGTCTGTTTTCGATTTGCCGGAGAACCTCGCTGCGAAGATAGAGCTTGAACCGGATGCCGAAGTAGAAATCATCCAGGCAGAGATCTACCACCCAGACACGAAGAAGTATTACGGCGTCGTGATGACGGTTGCCGACAAGGCGATCATCTGGCGCTTCGACTACGGCACGAGTTGCCCGACGATTGTGGCTCGCGCGACCAAGATGGCCGGCGAGCTTTACGGCCGCGGGCGTGTGCTGCTTGCACTGAGCGATGCACGCACGCTGGACAAGATGCAGGAGTTCGTTCTGCGGCACGCGGCGCTGAGTGTCAGCGGCGTGATGACCGGTGTTTCCGATGGCGTGTTGAATCCGTACACAGCAGTTCTAGCCCCCGGCGCGGTTATCCCCGTGGCGTCGAACGACAGCGGCAACCCCTCGTTGCGGGTTATGGACATCGGCGGCAACTTCCAGATCACGGAAGTCATCATGTCTGATCTGCGTCAGCGGGTACGGCGCACGATGCTGGGGCCAGAGCCGACTGAAGGCGCTGTACGCAGCGCAACCGAGGTCAGCGTCAATGACCGTAACCGGTTGTGGGCGATGAACGGTGAACTGGGGCGTATCCAGGCCGAGTTGTTGGAGAAGATCGTCGCTCGCGGAGTGTTTATCCTGCAGCGGCGTGGGCTCATCGAGAAGTTCAACATCGACGGTCGGCAGGTCGCGGTCAAATACACTTCGCCGTTTGCCAAGTCGCAGGACGCCGAGGAAGCGTTGGCGGTGCAGCACGCCATATCAGCGATGATACCTTTCGGGGACGCCGCTGCGCAGTTGATTGCGCAGGAACTTCGTGTCGAGAAGCTGCCGGCGTTCTTCATGGAGAAGTACGGCGCCGATATGGGCCTCGTCCGCACAGAGCCGGAGAAGCAAGAGTTGATGCAGCGGGCGCAGGAGAACGCCGCGAAAATGCAGGCGGCACAAGCAGAAGGGCAGATGCCACAGGGGTAGAGGGATGGATGACTGGCTTGGGGAACAAGCGGCGGCGGATGCCGCCCGTGAGCAGAGAGCTGAAGGCTTCAGGATCGCGCAGCTTTACACCGTGTTCGAGACAGACGAGCGGGCACGCGAGATATTGAAGATATGGGACACGACGTTGCTACGCAGACGAACGAGCGTCAACGCCCCCCACACTGAATACGCAGCCAACGAGGCACTGCGGGCGTTTGTGGACGGTATCCACGAGCAGCTACGCCTCGCAAAGACCACAGCACGATAAGAGGAAGATATGACTGAAACAGTGACACCTGCCGCCCCGGTTGTACCGGACACGCCAGCAGCCACAGATGACAAAGCCCCTGTCGTTGCTGCTGAAAAAGTAGCGCCTGCAGCAGAGAAGGTTGCCGACTCGCTTATCCCCGCTTCGGATGGCGTAGTCGCCGAGAAAGTGGAGACGCCTGAAGCACCGAAGCCAGACACTGCCGCGAACCAGGACGAGCCCGAGTGGTTCCTGTATGAAGGCGTGAAGGGCGTTGGCAAGCCCCCTGAGTGGTACAAGGCCGACAAGTACAAGACGGTTGCAGCGCAGGCCAAGGCGCACACCGATCTTGAGAAGCGGTTCGGCGCCTTCACTGGCGCCCCTGAGAACGGCGTGTACGAGATCAAGTTGCCTGAGAATCTGGACGGTACGCTTGATGTCGAACACCCGCTGTTGAAGGGGCTGCAGACGTGGGCGGCCGAGAAGCAGATGAGCCAGGAAGGGTTCAGTGAGGCGATTACGATGCTGGCCGAGTACGAGGCGAGTCTCGTCCCGGACATCAGCGTCATCAAAGCTGAGGTTGGCGAGAACGCTGACGCGCGTATCTCGGCGGTCGCGAGTTGGGGCAAGGCGAATCTGAAGCCAGACGAATTCGAGACGCTTCGGCTGGCAACGTCTGGGGCCAACGCCGCCGCAGTGTTCAAGACGATTGAAGCGGTCGTGGCCAAGTCGCGTCAAGTGCGCTTACCGAAACCGGGCGAAGATGTAGTCGCCGCACAGCCAGGCGGCGAGGCGGCTATCAACGCCGCGCAAGCCAAGATTGGCCCCGATGGCAAGCGGCTGTTTGAGACCGATGCAGCGTATCGTGCGAAGGTGGAAAAGATGCGTATGGACTACTACAACTCAGCTCAACGGGCGGCTTAAAGAGTGGTAACTCGGCGGGTAAAGACAGGGGGCGCCTATGTTGGCGCAGGTGGGCTCGGCGCCCCCTCTCCCCCGCAGTGGCAGAATACTTACGAGGACCAGGAGTTCACTGGCGCGTATGTGGCCGACCCAGGCGGCGGCCCGGATCAGTGGCAGTATAGCGGGGGTGGTGGTCTTGCCTACTACATCGACCCGTCCTTCGGCGCTGGCGGTGACGGCTCTTATGCCTCTCCGTGGGACGACTTCACGGAAGTCAACGCGCTGACGGGCGATCTGGGCGGGCGGATCATTCGGCTGAAGTCGGGTCAGACGATCTACGATGCCATGCGGATTGCCAATGCTAGTAATTGGTCGATAGAGACTTACGGGGGGTCAACGAAGGCGATCATTGACGGGTCTGTGCTGTCTGGCTGGACGTGGACGAATGTGACGGGCGACATCTGGTCAACGCCGGGTGCTGGCGTAGAGCAAGCCGTGTGGGTTGGCGACCTTGCCTTTGAGCGGGCCAACAATGGGCAGACAAATCCGGTGCAGTCGGTCATGGATCGTTGCGAGGCGACGTTCTGGTGGGGCACTCATTCTGTGCATGGCGGCGGCAACCTGCTGTGGGTCCACGCCCCGGCAGGGATGGACATGAACGCCGAGGAAGCCGCCAACCGGGTCAGGACGACGAGTATTGAATACTGCCTGCGTGGTGATGGTTGTTCTGGTGTGACGCTGCGAGATATTCAGGTCCAGCGGAGCCATTCGGGGAACGTGCTTTTCTATAGTCATGGCGCAGGGTTTACGGCAGACGGGTTGTTGTCGAGACAGGTTGGGAAGGGGGCGACCGGCCAGAACTGCATGAAGGTGGCAGGCGTATCTGCTGGCGTGCCCGCAACCGAGGTGTATATCCGCAACTCCGAGTTCTCGGACAACTACGGGGGAGGCAACAACAATGGACTTGAGGTGGAGTTCATTGACGGAATGACGGTTGAGGACTGTCTGTTCCAGCGGATTCTCGGCAATGGGATCGAGTATTGGCAGACCATGAAGAACACGCGGGTAACCCGTAATCGGTTCTTCGACATGGGCAACAGCGCGTATTGGGCGGCAAACACAAGTTCGTCGGATCACCGCAACAACCAGATCGACAACAACATAGCGGTCATTCTCGGCACATATACGTCGGACCATGCATCGAATGGCGGCGGTCGGATGTTTGCCAGAATACAGGCGAGCAGCAACACCAGCCTGTACCACAACACGGTGATTACCAACGCTGCCAACGTGATCCGTCTTGAGAAAGGGACGAACCCGTCCTGCACCAACACAGTCACGATCAAGAACAACGTCTTTATAGACACTGCGGGCAGTGCGTCTGGGGCTGGCTATCGAATCCAGACGCTTGACTCCGGTTGGGTGTTTGTTCCTTCGTTGACTGGTGCCAGTAACGAGATAGTCAGTGACTACAACCAGTTCTATACCTATCACCATGCGACCCCATCTGGGGCAAACATGGGGTACATCAACGCGGTTGGCACGGTCGGCCTTGCGGCGTGGCAGGCGCAGTCTGGCAGCCCAGATGCAAACAGCTCCGAAGCCAACCCGCTACTGACCAGTATGCTCGGCACGACAGGCGTAACGACGACGCTTTCGGCAACATCCACATCAGATACCTATACATTCAACGTGGCAGACGCCTCCGGCTTCTCGGTCGGTGACAGGATCATGATTCCGATGACGCTGACGCCGCGCATATTCGTGGCGCGGATTGCGTCTATAAGCGGCAACACGATAACGACTACGGTGCAGTTGAACTACAACTCCTGCACAAGCGGGGCGGTGGTTACGCAGCTTATCGACTTCGATGTAGACATGACCCCGGCTGCTACCCCGCCGCTCGATAGTGGTGTTGGAAGTGCAACGGATTCAAATATCCCGACGACAGACTTCAACGGCAACCCCCGCAGCACGTCTACGCCGGACATTGGCGCGGTCGAGGTCTAGGCATGGACAACAAAGGACACCAGTAAAAGATTTTAGCGAAAGCGTATCCGGGACCTCGCAAGAGCCGGATCACGTTTTCGCCGTAAGTCCTACGCACAGGGCGAAGGTGAGAGAGGGCCGTTACAAGAACGGGACCCCGATCAAACTTAGACGGTGAAAATCCGTAACACTTTTCTCTCAACTTTTTAAGGAATACAAAACATGTCTATCAATCTTGGCGGTACTTATTCCGCCACTACTAATGCGGCTATCGCATCTTACGACAGCGAGGTCAAACTCGCATATCAGGGTTCCAGCTCTCTCAAGAGCCGGGTCAAGGTCAAGAGTGGTGTTACCGGCCAGACGCATCAGTTCCGCAAAATGGGCCAGGGCGTTGCCCTCCAGCACACGACTGCTGAACAGATCACTCCGCAGGACTACACCCACACCAAGATCCCGGCCACGCTGTCGAACTGGCGCATCGGCGAGTACACCGACCTGTTCGACCAGGCCGAAACGTCGATTGACGAGCGCGCCGAACTGGCGAAGTCGAACGCAATGGCCCTTGGCCGTGCGGAAGATCAGCTAATTATCGACGCCCTCGATGCAGCCACTTCGCTTGCCGGCACCGTTGACGAGGATCTCGGCGGCACCAACAGCCCGATCAACGCTGAGAAGCTGCGTCGGGCCAAGCGGCTTCTCCTGCAGCAGCAGGTGATCGGTGCCGACCACACGATGCTGATTAACGCGGCTGGCCTCGAAGGCGCTCTGGCGGAGACCGAAATTACTTCGGCCGATTACCAGACCATGCGCGCCCTCGTCGATGCGGACCTCAACAACAAGAAGGCGTTTGGCTTTACCTTCGTGGTGCTTGAGGATCGGCTCGAAGGCGGTCTGCCGTCCATCTCCACCAACATCCAGCAGTGCTTCGCGTTCGACCGTAGCGCGGTCGGCCTCGCCACGGCTATCGAGCCCACCACTCGGGTTGACTTCATCCCGGAACGGTACTCGTGGCTGTCGCAGGGCGTTCTGAAGGCTGGCGCCGCTGTCATCGACAGCAAGGGCGTCGTAGAGGTTCAGAACTACGCGGAGTAATCCTACCAGTGGGCGGGCTTCGGCCCGCCTGCTTCTTCTTTTTACTTCTTTCGAGGAATTGACACATGCCTTATGAACTGAGTAATCCGATTCGACGGGTTGGCCCGCAGAACACCAACGGTCCTACGCTTTGGACGTATGCGGACGGCGATGCTGCGTCGGTTATCGACGACGAAGGTTATTTTAATCAAGACGCAGCCAAGCTGCAGGTTGGCGACTTCATCTTCGCGTGGGCGAACGGGGTTCCGTGTATCTTCGCGGTGAATGCTAACTCGCGTGACATGACGGCATCCCCGCCTGTTGAAGGCGTGGTTGACGTGACGAACAACTTGCTTGCATCTATCACGGTTATCGACTCTCAATAATCGTCGAGACTACCTGGTGGGGCTTCGGCCCCACCTTCTTTACGGAGGGCAGATGCGGGCTTTACTGGTTGTGGGGAGCGCGCCGTGCCTGCATGACGACGTGGAGAGGGCGCTTAAAATATACCCTGACGCGCACGTCATGCTGGTCAACGGGGCTTGTGTGGCGATAGAGAAGGCGGAGCACGTTTTGGCGGGGCATCGCGAGAAGGCGGAATACTTCGCGAGAGCGCGAAGGCGGTACTTCCCTGACGCCCCTCCCTGGCGGTTACACGCCAGCGGGCACAAGATGGACGACTCACGGAAAGCAGAGACGCCATCAGTCACCGATTGGTGGGGCTCTGAAGTTTCAACGGGCGCGACAAGCGCCGGAAAGGGGGTACGAATTGGCCTTGCGATGGGGTATGACCCGATCATTCTGTGCGGTGCGCCGATGGATGGATCAGGGTACTTTCCCGGCGAGTCAGTCAACGGGGCCAAGATCAGTCATAACTGCCACCGAGTCGGCGACCCGGCGAGGCAGGAGCATCGGACGATCGTGGGATATAGGGACAAGTTCGCCCGTTTGGCGGCAAAGGAATTTAACGGCCGCGTATTCTCAATGAGCGGCTACACCCGGGATCTTCTCGGGGAGCCCCCTCCGTGGCTATAGGCTGGGGCGAGAACGCGATAGCGAAGGCACATATCGCGTTGTGGAGACTGTCGTGAGGGTAATAACGGTTCTCCGCACCGGCAAAGGGTTCAAGCCAGCGCACGTACAGGCGCTGCACCGGCAAGTTCGGAAGTGGCTGCCAGGCGCTGAGACGGTCTGCCTGACCAACGAAGAAAGTATCGCCGGAGAGGATACGATACCGCTGCAGTACAACTGGCCGGGGTGGTGGGCGAAGATGGAGCTTTTCCGGCCAGACATCGAAGGCGACTTGCTGTTCATGGACCTGGACACCATCGTCGTCGGACCGCTTGACGAGATCGCCGCGGTACAGAAGCTGACAGTATTGCGAGACTTCTATCGGCCACACGCTATTGGCTCCGGGGCCATGCTTATCCCAGAGAAAGACCGAAGCGAGATATGGGAGAACTGGATGCGCTCCCCGGAGAGCGCGATAGCCCATCAACGACACGGGGATCAGGGATTCCTCGAACGCTTCTGGCACGGAAAGGCAGATCGGTGGCAGGACGTTCTCCCCGGCAAGATCGTGAGCTACAAAGCGGACGTGCGTAAAGCCGGAGAGGTTGTACCGAAAGAGGCAAGCGTTATCGCTTTCCACGGGAAGCCGCGGCCTTGGGATCTCTCCAAAGAGCATTACCTTCACGCTGTTGCAGGATATTAAATGGCTATCGAAGTCAACACCAAAATAGGATTGATAAGCAAGGCGCTGATCCTGCTTGGTGAGAAGCCACTGCAGGGCCTCGACGACGACCGCTACGGCGCGACAGTTGGCGCTAACCTGTTTGAGCTGATCTACGAGAATGAGTTGACGAGCAACCCGTGGCGGTTCGCCTCCAAGAAGGCTGTATTGTCTCGGCTCGTTGACGTTCCGTTGAACCAGTGGACGTATGCCTATCAGCTCCCCGCGGACATGCTGGCGCCAAGGTACGTTTTCCCCATTGGACTCTACGAGATTTACGGGGCGCATCTGTACACCGATATGACCTCGGTGGAACTCGACTACACGTTCAAGCCAGAGATAAGCCAGGTCCCCGCGTACTTCGCGATCCTCCTCGTCTACGCGCTTGCCCGTGACATGTGCAAGCCGATAACCGAGGACAAGGAGGCGGTGCTGATCTTCAACAAAGAGAAGTACAAGCCGCAGCGGGACAGGGCGATGTACGCTGACGCCCAGGGGCGGCCGGCCACACCGGTACAGCACTCTCCGTTCACAGGCGTTCGGTAGTTGCGGTCACACGTTGTACAGTCCTCGTTCCTCACGGGTGTCATAGACCCACGGGCGTCTGCGCGGACGGAGACAGAGGCGTACAACAACGGCTTGCTGGTTGGCGAGAATATCCGGCTGCACCATCTCGGAGGGGCTACTCGCCGCCCCGGCACTGAGTACATCGACACGCTGCCGAACATACTCTCGAACGTGTCGGCATCTGCAACGGTAACGGCGCCGAACGGTGGCACGACCGCCAACGCGAAGGATGTTGACGAATCGACGGTATTCACGACGACAACGGGCGTAAGTACGACGGACCCATATGTTGTGGTTCACTACGACCTCGCCAGCGCACTGACAGTTCAGTACGCCGATGTGGTTGGAATCGTCAGTGACCTCGGCACGAGCACGCAGTTCGCCATTCAATACAGCACAGACGACATTACGTGGGTGACGCTCGGCACCGCGTTCCCGGCGGTGGACTACCAAGACAAGCGTACCTATCGCAGAGAAGGCCCTGTGGCGGCTCGGTATTGGCGGGTGGCCAAGATCGGCGGAACCGACATGGGCGCTGCAGTGATCTCGATTGACGGATTCAATCTGTGGAACGTGACCAGCACTGTGTCGGAAGTAAAGCTGATCCCGTTTGAGGTCAGCACCGAGGATCGGTATGTCGTGGCGCTGACCGACAGAACGGCGCAGATATACAAAGACGGCGTGTTGGTAGACCAAACGGCCACGCCTTTTCTGTCGGCGGATCTGGACAGCGTTGACGCATCCAACGACGCGGAGAACATGCTTCTCGTCCACGAGGACTATCCGCCGCAGTTTCTGTTGCGCGAGAGCGCCACGAACTTCCAGCGGACGCCGATTATCTTCGAGAGCGTTCCGAGCTACGACTACAACGACACCCTTTCCCCGACGCCGACGAACGACACGCACGTAATAACCTTTGCGGGCGCGTGGAAGCAGGGCGACACTTTCCAGATCGAATTGCAGGGCGCCCGTAGCGGTGTCGTCGTGTACGCTGGTGACGCGACCGCCGACGAGCGCACGTCGTCCTCCGAGAATATCGCGAGAGCGGTGCAGAAGCTGTACATCGTGCGCGGAACGACCGGCGTGGCGTGTGTACGCACAGGCATCGGGGAGCACACGGTCGTACTTGGCGGTGATTCGGCTGACGACTACGAGGTGATGAGCATCACGGTTGTAAGTTCATCTGGCACCGTGACCGTGGCCAAGACAACGACAGGCTCCAGCCGCAGAGAACCGGCGTGGAGCGCGACGAGAGGCTACCCGAGGACAGTTACGTTCTTCGAGGGGCGGGCGTACTTCGGCGGAACAAAGAGCCTGCAGCAGTCCCTTTTCGGAAGCATCGTAGGGGCGCCATTAGCCTTCGAGGTTGACGAGGGGCTGGACGACGAGGCGATCTTCACGACGCTCCGTGGGCAGAACCTGAATGCGGTAAACGGCTTGTTCGCTGGCCGGTCGCTGCAGATGTTCACGAGCGGCGGCGAGTTCAGATACGCGAAGCAGCAAGGCACTCCGGTTACGCCGGCCGACGCGCCTGTGAACCAGACGCAGTACGGGGCCGCGAAAGTGCGGCCAGTGGCCATAGACGGCTCGACGCTGTACGTCCAGCGTAACCGTAAGTCGGTTCGTGATTTCAAGTACAACTACGAGGAAGATTCGTTCGATTCGTTGGGGGTATCGTCTATCGCCCCACATCTTGTCAACGACATCAAGCAACTGTTCGTGTGGAACGGCTCCCGCGAGGACGAGATAAGCCTCGTGTTCGCAGTCAACGGAGACGGCACGCTGGCGGTGTTGAACTCTCGCAGGGAGGCCAACGTCCAGGCGTGGGTGCGATGGACGACAGATGGGCTTTTCAAGTCAGGGGCTGCGGTCCTCGAAGATGTGTTGTTCGCGGTACGCCGCACGATAGCCGGGGCTGATTACCTGTTTCTTGAGCAGATGTCGGCGGAAGCATACACAGACTGCGCCGTGATAAGCACAGGCGCGCTGCGCACGGCAGTTACGGGGCTGTCACACCTCAACGGAAAGGAGTGCCGTGTCAGGGCTGACGGTTTCTCGTTGACGAATGTAACGCCTTCCGCTGGCGCAGCTACGATAGAGCGTGCCAGCGCAACCATCGAGATCGGTCTGAACTACACACCGACCCTGACGCCGATGCCGCTCAACACGATGAACCTCGCCGGAACCGGCACGACGAACCTGATCCGCAAGAAGCGCGTCGTGAAGGTGCGGGTTAAAGTCAAGGACACCCTCGGGCTGCTGGTAAACGGGCGCGTTCTTGAGGACCGCAAGTTCGACATTGGGTTTCTTGACGCTGCAGTCGCCACGCCGTTCTCCGGCAATTTCGAGTTGGAGGAGTCAACCAACTACGATCAAGCCGAGGACAAGCTGGTTGTATTCAGCCAGGTAGATCCTCTGCCCATGAACATACTCGGGATAGACATTCAAATGGAAAGTTCACAGTAGCATGGGCGAATTAGCAGTACCGCTACTCATAGCCACTACTGCCGCGTCAGGTGTCTACTCCGCGCAGCAGCAGAAGGCCGCCGGTAAAGCCGCCAACGCGGAAGCGCAGATCGCCGCGAATCGTGAAGGTGACGCGGCGAGGGGGCGAGAGATCGAGCGCCGAAGGGCATTGCTGCGGGCCATAGCTTCGCAGAACGCTGCAGCAGGCGCAGGCGGCGTGGCGGTGAACGCGGCAACTCTCGGGGCCGATCTGATGTACGCGACCGACGATCTGATGGCGGACCGCTCCAACACGTTGCAAACGCAGTCACTTCTGCGGCTCCAAGGGTCCAACGCCAAGCGCGCCGGCAAAGTGGGCGCGTTTACCACGTTGCTTGACACGGCTGGCAGCACCGCCGCTTTGTCGTATAAACCGAAGAAGTAGTATGGCCCAACGGTACAGGCAGGCCGTCGCCCCGGTTGGGGTTGAAACGAGGATGCCGAGTTCCGGTTCTGCGGAACTCGGTGAGCTGCTTTCACGCGCAGCGAAAGGCATACAGAGCCAAGCCGTTGCCGTGGGCAGCGAGCTGCGCATGAACGAGGCGGCGGCCCAAGGGCAGAAGGACGGGTTCGCGGGTAAGCCGAAACCGGTATCCGGGCTGGCGGCGCTCACGCCTTGGGGCAAGGGCTACAACTCGGCAGCAGAAGCGGCATACTCCGCCAAGGTGCAGACCGACGTTGCAGCGACGATAGACGAGCTGGCAGCGAAGCACGAAGCCGACCCGGAAGGGATGCAGGCGGCTATCGACGCTGTTGCCGTGCAGATGTACGACGGAGTGCCAGAGCAGTATCGGCCTTGGGTCGGCGCGATGCTCAAGGGCAAGACGCGAGTTGCCGTTAGCAAGGCGAATGAGCAACTCCGTGTTCGTACCGAGAACGAGACGCTTGCGGCTGCGTTTGAAGGCAGCAACAGCGCCGCGGCAGCCGCCATCGAGGCGGGCGTACATATCCCCGGCGAGGAAGGTGACGAACTCGTCTTGGGGTATGTCGTCGAGAACCGTCGGCGCCTTGAGGTCATGGCTAAAGAGGGGCTTATCAAGGCCACCGATGTCGTCAAGTACGACGCGGCGTTCCGGGAAGCCGTCGATAGGGGTATATCAGATACGCGGGTCACTTTGGCGAGTGACGCGATTGCCACAGCAACGCGAGAGGACGCCGAGAAGGGCGCCGCCATGCTGCAGGCCGCGATGGACTCCGATGAACTGACGGAGCCACAGAAGGCGCAGGTGGCCTCCAACTGGCAGAAGGCAAACTCGGCGGAGCACTCCAAGAATGCCGTGCTGTTCGCGGACGAGGTGGCCAATGTCGGGCAGCGTATCGCTTCCGGTGAGACGGGAGGCCAGATACGCGCCGAGCTGAAGGCCCTTCGACGCAACAACGCGCTGACGCCGAGCGGATACGCCGACAAGATGGCGGCCGTTGCCCGGAACGAGAAAGAGAAGGTCGGCAAGGAAATAGAACTTTCCGCGTTGGAGATTGTGCAGTCGGAAGGTGGGGTCATGGACCCCGGCAACCCGAAGCACAAAAAGGCGGTTGACACCTTGTTTCGTGACCAGGCGGCAGCCTCCGGGTATGCCCGTGGATCTAACGAATGGAAAACGCTGGCGGTAGACACGCTTCGCAAGAGCGGCATTTTTCCTGAATCCGCGCAGGCGTTTATCCGGGCGACCTCGTCAAGCGCGAACCCAGAATCGGCGGCGCTCGCTGCGTCGTTTTACGCGGAGGCGTACAAGGCGAAACCGACAGCCATGCGGCAAGAAGGATACGACGCGAAGCTGGACTCATACTTGATGCAGATAGACGCGATTGTGAGCGCGGGCGGTAACTACATTTCAGCCGTAGAGCGGGTGAACGACCTCGTCTATAACACCTCGAAAGAGAAGGAAGAACGGCTCCGCGACGAGTACGCCAAGCAGAAGGCCCCGATCAAGAACCGGCTCGCGCTGGCGGAGCGTATGCGCGGCGGTAAGTTCGACACAGAAGGGCTTATCTTCAGTTCCCCGCTGCCGCCAACCGGCGAGATGATTGATGATTACGAGCGGTTGGTTCGCTCCGAATTCGTATACAACGGGGGCAAATTGGCTGAGGCCCAGGAGAAGGAGGCCAAGCACGTAACCAGTATTTACCGAGTGTCAGACGTAAACGGGTCTCCGGAGATCATTAAGTGGGCGCCGCAGTTGCGAACAGACATTCTCAGGAAAGATATCGACGAGACGGTGCTTGCCGCGGGGTACCCGGCAGGCACCAAGGTCGCTCTCTCGCCTTCGAGCGAGACAGACCCATCTATGGGGCTGCGGTGGGATCTAGTGGCTGTAAACGAGGACGGTCTCCTGCTTGACCGCATACGCGATCCGAGGACAGGGTACCCGATAAGGTACCAGATCCCCGGTGCAGACGCATACGACCGCGCCGAGGAGAAAGTCAGGGCTGACAAACTTGCAGAGGCGCAGCAGATACGCGAGAACGAGCAGATAGTAGAGCAGGCGACGGACCAGCTTTTCTCTAACCCGAACCCGAGGATGTTGCAGTAATGCCGGCGATCCCGTGGGACGCATCAAGAGTTCTGCCAAACCTCATGCAGCGGGCGGATAGCCAGCGCACGGTAATGCCTGAGCCCGACGAAGAATCGCCCGACCTCATGGATGTGGCGGCCTCGGCGGCGCGGCTTTCGAGCGTGTTCGCGTCTACGAACAATGTCATCGCCCGCGCCTCAGACATGATGGCGATATTTGGCGGCGGGTACAGCGACGGCACGAATCGGGCGTTGTACGCGCCTGACTTCGAGGACGTTAAAGGGTGGTCGCCGTACTCCGACCCGGAGGCGCTGTCAGGATTGTCGCCGGATCAGTACAAGCTCGTGTCGCATGTGAACTCACCGGATGAGCTGAAGTACGCGATACGCGGCATCCACCAGGAGCAGCGCGACCTCGAAACTGTGGCCAAAGGCGGCATCCCCGGACAGCTTATGACGGCCGCGTTCTTTATTACAGACGCCCCTGCGATGGCAGCGATGCTTGTACCGGCGGCTGCGCCTGTCGCATGGGGCTCTCGGTTGACGCGGGTAGCCGCTGCCACAGGCGCGGTTGCGGCGGTTGACACGGCTGCAGAAGTCGCGTTGCACCGCAACCAGTATCTGCGCACCCTCGAAGAGTCGATGAAGAACGTGGGCGCTGGCGTGTTCTTGGGCGCTGCCCTCGGGACGTGGGTAAGCCGTGTGCCCCGCTCTGAGTTCGAGAAGATCGCGGGAGATCTCCAAAAAGGGTTCGACGCGGCCAACAAAGGGAAGGGCGTACCACAGGGCTCCACGGCGGGCGCGGCTGAAGTGGAGCTGTTCGGCAATTTGGACGACAACACCATCGCCAAGGGTGGCGAGGCGATTGCGCGTACCGCTGGCAAGATAAACCCGCTTAACCGGGTGCTGACTTCCTCCACGAACAAGGCGCGGGTTCTTCTTCAGCGTATGGCGGACATTCCGTTTATGCTGAACAAGAACCTGAAGGGCGTCCCGACGGCCAACTCCGTAGAATCCGCGGTAAGGCAGCGTTCGCTTGAAAGTCGGATGATGGTCGTGACCAACTTCGACGCGGAGTACGCGAAGTACGTGGAGCGTGTCGGCAGCGGGGCGATGTCTCGACGTGAGTTCGGCATCAATGTCGCGGGCGCGATGCGGCGGGGAGACAAGAGCGACATCACCGAGGTCAGCGGCCTGGCGCGGACGCTCCGCAAGCAGTTCGAGGCTGACCGTAAAGCATTCGAGGACCTTGAGGTACTGCCGGAGGACATCGGCACTCTCGGGGCTGAGTCGTACTTCCCCCGCGTGTATGACCACAATGCGATCCAAGCGGACCTCCCAGGGTTCACTGACCGGCTGTTCAATTGGTTTCGGTATAATCCAAAGCTGCCGAAGGAATCGAAGGAGGTAAAGGAGGCCCGTGGCCGGGTTGGTGACGCGGTAGGTGCGTCGTTTGCAAACGTCGAGGAGACGCTTGCCAAGAGCGATGCGGCGAAGGCGGCTGCGAAAGAGTCTGTGGCCGCCCTGGAGAGTATTCGTCGCCAGCGAACAGCCGCTCGGAGCGATATTAGCCGAGCGGAAGCAGCTTTGGCGGAGGCCGACAAAAAGCTTATTAAAATTGAGGAAGCGTGGGGGCGCGCGGAAGGGAACGCGGCTGCCTTTGCGGAAAAGAAGAAGGCATACGATAACGCTAAGGAAACGGTTGCGTCGGCTGAGGCGGAAGTTGCTTCCGCGAAGAAGAAGCTGTCAGAACACAACGCCGCTATTCGTAAGGTCGAACGAGAAGTAGACAGCCTGCAGCAGACGCTGAATGAGCTGGAAGCGCAGCGGGAGTATCTGCCGGAGGAGGCGTCAGGGGCGACGCCACAGCAACTCGCGAGGGCGCAACGGCGGCTTACCCGTGAGATAGAAAAGACAACCGTAAAAGGTATAGCTCACAGCGAGAAGCTGCAGACGCTGAGAGACGAGGCGATTGAAATAGAGCAAGGGATGGACGCCCTTCGTAAAGCGCGCAAAGACGCGACCGAGGCTTCGAGAACGGCAGAGAAAGAATTGGACGAAGTGAACGCCGTTCGCAAGAAAGACGCGAGAACCGCAGAGGCGGTTGACCGCTGGCGTGAAAAGAAGGCCAAGGCAGAGGAAGCTGTAGCCGCTGCGCGTAAAGGCGAGGATGACGTTTCGCACGGAGTCGCGGCGCAGCGAGCGGCAGCGAAAGAAGCCCGCTTAGCGGCCAAGAAAGCCAAGAAGGCGGCGGACGAAGCAAAAGCGGATGCCAAGGCGGTGCGCGACTTCGACGGAGATGTTTTAAGAGCAAAAACGGCGTATCAAGATCCAGCGGAAATTGCGGATCGTGTGCAAAAAGTGATAGAGAATATCCTCGGAACTACACGAGCGAACGCCGACTTGGGGCGTATATCCAACCCGAAGGTTACGAAAGAACGGGCGCTGGATGTGCCAGACCACATTCTTGAGCCGTACCTTGTTTCTGATCTCGATCAGGTAATGAGCGGGTATATCCGCTCCGTTGCGCCGAACATTGAAATGCGTAAAGCGTTCGGCAACATCGACTTGAAGAAGCAGACAGAAGAAATATCCGAAGTGTATCGAGCGAAGAAAATAGCCGCAGGCTCTGCGATGACGAAAGAGGAAAAAGAGTTACTTGCCGCGGCTAAAGCGCGAAATGACACAGATGCTGTGGATAAACTGAAAGGGGCCATTGACGCACGCAACAAGAAAGAGGTAGATCGTCTAACCTCCGAGCACAGCGACGTGCTGAACGACATCGAGGGTATGCGGCTCCGGCTGCTGAACCAAGTCGGGCCGAAGGGCAACGAGGCGATAGGGTGGGTCCGCGCTGGGCGCATCCTCCGGCAGTTCAATATGCTGCGTATGCTCGGCACCCAGACCGTCTCGTCGATGGCGGACTTGGGCCACATCGTATCCAAGTACGGCCTGAGAAACACCGGCAAGGCGCTTGCCAAGTTCGTTACCAACGTGAAGTTCAACAAGCTGACTCGCGCCGACAGCCGGCGGATGCACGTTGCACTTGATTGGGTGCTCGACACCCGTTCAGGAACGCTGGCGGACATCGCCGAGGATCTGAGCGGCGGGCAACGCGGCTTCGCGGCCAACCTGGAAAGGGTTGGACAGCGGGCGACTCAGCAGTTTACTCGCTTGTCGTTGATGGCGACGTGGAACAGTACCCTCAAGAATCTGACATCTATTCTTGAGCAGGATGCGATATTGCGTGGCGCCGCGAACCCGTCAAGTCTCTCAAAGATACAACGGGCGAAGATCGCGCAGCTTGGCCTCGGCGAGTCAGACCTCAAAGTCATCGCGGAGCAGTTCGCCAAGCACGGCGAGACCACGGACGGGATGCTTCGCGCATCCACGGAGCTGTGGGACAAGGAAGCTCTCGGCGTGGCGAGGAAGCTGGAGTCAGCGATTATCCAAGCCGGCGAGATAATGTCTATCTCGAAGGGGGTTGGCGACACCCCGCTTCTGATGGACAAGGAGCTGGTAAAGACCCTGCTGCAGTTCAAGACCTTCGGCGTAGTCTCTGTCAACCGGCTGATGATACCCGTGGCGCAGGGGCTGGCTCACGGGGACATGATGGCGGCAAACGGCCTCGGCGTAATGCTTGGCCTCGGCACGTTGTCGCAGTACACGAAGGATATTATCGCAGGCAGAGAGCCGGAGACTGACCCGGCCAGCATCGTGTCCTCAGCGTTGCTGTGGTCTGGCGCCCTCGGGTACATCCCCGACGTGTGGGACCCCGCGACGGTATTCATGCCGGGGCCTCTCCGGAAATTGAAGCTCTCGCGATTTAAAGACAGCAGCCCTCTCGACACGCTGATGGGGCCGTCGTTCGGCACTGCATCGGACTTCATAACCGCTTGGTCGGGGCTGATGAAGCCAGCCGACGAGGAGTCGTGGGCGCCGGAAGTGTCTGCTTCAGACGTACACCGCACACGACGACTCCTGCCTTTGCAGAACCTCGCGTACATCTACCGGATCGTGAACGCACTTGAGGGCGAGTTCGCAGACAGCATTGACGCCGAGGGGGCCACTTACGACACGTTCGGCGACCGATTAACAGAGTCAAAACCGGCTAAATAGCAGGGCACAGAATGGCAATAGATGATGTAAGCGACCTCTCTCGTCGCGTCCAGTATACCTCCGGCGCGGGGCAGACGACGTTCACGTACCCGTTCCGCATCTTCGACGAGGGGGATCTCGATGTGTACGTCGGCGACGTACAGTACACCCTCGGCACGATGTATTCGGTAACGGGCGTAGACAACGACCTCGGCGGGTCGGTCATCTTCACGACCGGGTTGTCGGCTGGCGCTATTGTCACGATCTATTCTGACACCGCGATTGACCGGGATACGGATTACCAGCAGAACGGTCCGTGGACTTCCGCAAGGCTGAACAGCGAACTTGACAAGTTCATGGTCATCTCGCAGGAACTCCGAGCGAAGATTTCACGGGCTATCCGTGGGTCTATTCTCGGCAACACGGTGGCGGAAATGCCCTCCGCTGCAGACCGGGCCAGCAAGTACCTTTGGTTCAACGCCAGCGGCGACCCCACGGTTGTTACCGGCGATGCGGCACAGCCGCTGACCCACAGCGTTTATCTGGTCTACCCGACAAACGGGCAGACGGTTATCACCGTCCCTGCCGCCTACACCCCAAGCTCTTACGACTTGTCGGTCTACCTCAACGGCGTGAAGCAAGTCGTCGGCGTGGATTACGCTGAGACCAGCATCACCAGCATTACATTGACGACCCCGGCCACGAGTGGCGATGTCATCGAGTTCTCGATTGGCGAGGTATTCGATGTCACGTTGGTTCGTACCGGCAGGGAGGAACAGTCATTCACCGGCCTGACCACCCCAACCATCACCCTGACCACGGCGTCGTATACACCCGGCGCCCACGAAGTCGATGTGTTCTTCAACGGGGCGCTACTGGCGACTGCCGACTATACAGAGACCAACTCGACCACGATCACGCTTGGCTTCACGCCGGTAGCCTCTGACCAGTTCAGGGTCATCGTCGGTCGTGCGGTCAATGTCACGAACGTCAGCCGGAGCCAAGTCGGGGCGGCGCTGTACCCGCAGACCGCCGCCGAGATTGCCGCTGGCGTAACACCTACGGACTACGGGTATGCGCCGGGTGACGTGCGGCGGTATGGGGCTGACCTGACAGGCGCAACTGATGCACGGACAGCCATCCAGAACGCTATCGCTTCCAACGAGGTGATTACATTCCCTGATGGGGATTACCTGATTACTGGCGCATCGTCAGCCGACGCCTATCTGAATGGCGTGGTTGTTCCGTACACCAGTCAAGACAGCGTGACCGGCAACAAGACGTTTAAGGGGTCGCGGTCGGTACGGCTGCTGTGCGGCTCTAACAACATGGTGCTGTGGCGTCACTCAGCATCGAATTGCCGTATCGAGGGCGGGCTGATCCTTGATGTGAATGGGCACACCGGCTGCATCGGTCTCGGCGTCATGCCGGAGGACAACACGCAGACGACGACAGTTGTGCATCAGAACTGGAATTCGTTTGAGTTCATCTGGATCAAGGGCGCGTTTGACGAAGGCATCTACATGCAGGCTGGTCCTGACGTGGCCGCTGCGGACTCTGGCTGCTGGTACAACGATTTCACCAGCGTCCACGTTCAGGGTGCTATCCGTGGGCTGTACATGGCGCAGCCGACGAATGCGGGCGGGTCTGGCGTCAACCGCAATAACTTCTTTGGTTGCCGGTTCGGTCAGGCGTCGATGAATACCGGCATCCAGATCACCAACAGTTGCGCGACAAATAAGTTCTACGCCTGCAACATGGAGGGCATTGTTACAGGCACCGCCCCAAACGCCACGCCAACCGCACTCGTCATCCAGGGCGTGCTTGCTGAGAGTAATCAGTTCTTTGGCTGCACAGCGGAGAACTGCACACGCGATGTTGAGAATGAGAACAACCAGACGGAACTCTATGGCTGCACGTTCATCGGCACGTCGGTATGGACCGAGTTACCGCTGATCTCGGTTGGCGGATACTCAGCATCAGGCGTCCCGCAGCGGATTCAGGGACTGAGTTACATCCTCAACGGGCAGTGGCCGGGGTTGGTTAACGGTTTTGTCGAGGTTGATGCTTTCTATGGGATGCGTGTCCCGACATCAAAAACCCTGTGGCTATCGGCGCAAGAGGAAACCAGTTCATCAGGCGGATCGGCCTCGACGTTCACCTTTGCCGCTGATTACAACACCCACGGGCCGAGCATGTACCTCGTCACTCGCGGCGGGAACAACGCAGCGGGCACATCCTACGCGCACCGTGCCAGCATCTTCTTTGAGACATCTTCCGGGACATTCGTTGAAGGCACGCAGATCGTCAACGCGACCGATGGCACGTCTGTATTCGCCACTGACACCGTAGCGCGGTCGAGCGGGAACATCACCGTCACCGTCAGCGTTACCCGCGCAGCTACTACATTTGTCAATTACGCCAAGATAACGAGGTTGACATGACCCGCACGAAGTCAGCAGGAGCGCCAACTAAATGACCAGAGCTAGAGACATCTCACGAATCTACAAGCGCACCGCTGCCGAGATAGCTGCGGGCGTTACGCCGACTGATACAAGTTACCCTGCTGGGGATGTGCGGCGGTATGGCGGCCCAAGTGACCCGCTGTGTTTCCAGAAAGCCCATGACTCGCTCCCCACTACGGGCGGGACCATATTCGTACCGGGTAGCACAGACGACTACATTGTGGCCGCTGAAACGGTGTTCACAAAACCAGTGGTGCTGCAAGGGGAGCATCTGAGCAGCAGCAGAGTGGTACTTACCACCAATGGGTCAGGTGTTGATTGCTTTCAGACCAGCAATTCGTTGTATGCCTACGACCTGACCATATCGACGCAGACCCCTCCGACGACCTATTTGGCGGCGTGCGGTATACGCGCAGACATCACAACCAATACCGGCGTCAGCGTGATCGTTGAGCGATGCTCCATTCTGGACTTCAACTTCCCTGTGTTCGCTGACGGCCGTGGCGCAAGTGGGAATGCGTTCAACATTGCCCATGGCGTAATCAAGGGCTGCACGCTGCGCACGTCAGGGGCTGCCAGTGGCGGATCGAGCATGGGGTCGTCGTTCTTGTCCGGGTGTCGTCAAGCGACCGCAGAGGATAACGAGATCGACAATCAGGACATGGGAGACCACAACCTCTACCTGATCCGCAACTTCAATAACTATGTGCGTAATAACCGGCTGAAAAATACTGGCGCTACGGAGTCACTGTGCGCGGTGAAGATGGTTACGGAGATAGCGGGGGATTCCGGCACGCTTGGGCTGTGGGCCATTGAGGACAACCAGTGTGAAGCGAACGCACTGCCTATTTTCGTTTCGATCACTGGCAGCATTCGGTTGCCAAAACTGCGCATTGTCGGAAACACGATCAGAAACCAGCGGTCAACAACCAGCCTGAACGGTGCGGCTATCAACATCACCGCATCCAATACAGCGGTCTATGACCATATCCGAATTGATGACATCGAGTTTAGTGATTTGCAGCTCGGCGCAATTACGTTCATCGCTGCTGCCGGGGCCACATTCCGCGATATGTATGTCTCTGCCATTCGCGTGTTCGACTTCAGCAAATCATCGTCTGGAACCTACAGCGCCGTCGTTACTGATTCCAGCGGTACCTATGAGAACCTGCACATCAACGGGCTGCGGGTGGTCGGCAACAGCACGGGACGCAATGCCTACAACGTCGGCACGGCTACGCGGTGCAGTATTTCGGATGTTGTGGAAAGCGGCTGCACGACTGTCTCGGTAGGTAATGGGTCGATGAAACCCGGTGTTGCGGTTGTGACGCCTCTTGTCGCACCGAACTACGACGCCTCTATCGACATCGACGCGGCTGCTGGTAGCACCTTCCTGATTGTGGCGACAAACAACGCCATATTTACGGTTGCCAATCCAACCAATCCCACATCTGGCCAGCAGATCCGCATACGCATCAAGAACACGAGCGGCGGGGCGCTGGGGGCAGTTACATGGGATACAGCATTCAAGCTGGGCGCTGCGTGGACCAGCCCAGCAAACGGCTACAGCCGCAGTATTGACTTTGAGTACAACGGCACGAACTGGGTGGAGGCAACCCGGTCAGCCGCGGATGTAGCAAATTGAGGATCGACATAGCATGACAAACGCAATGAACACGGGCATATACGGCAGGGTTGATCCCGGTGATAGCTTCGGTGTCACTGAGAACTTCACGGCCAGTGACACGCTGACCACGGCGGAGTCTGGCAAGCACTGCACGAACATCGGCGCAACCGTCACCGTGATGCTGACCGCCCCTGCCAGTCCGGTTATCGACGACATTTACACCCTTGAGCGTGTTGCTAACTACGCCTTCCGGTTCAAGCCTGGATCGGGTCATACGGTCAACGGCGGCACGGCTGACAAGTACGTTGAATTAACTGCTGCCGGGGTGCTGACGTTCAAGTACATCCGTGCCGGCGCGTGGGTGATTACCAACGACTCGGCCTTGTGGAACTTTGAGCCATGATCGGCAATGGCTTGGGGCGGTTGAGGTATGACGCGCCCGTCTCCACTGTTTTTGAGGGTTTGACATGAGACTGAAAGCGATAGCAGATCACGTTATCGGGGCTAACATCGTAGACTTCGGGGCCAGCCCTTCCGCATCAGCGGCAACCAACACAACCGCAATCAACGCTGCCATAGCCGCAGGGTTACAGTATTACGGTGGCGCGGTTTACGTCCCTTCGGGGGGCTTCAGCCACAACGCGCTGACCGTACCTGCGACCTACACGGGCGGCTTGCGTCTGTATGGCGAGAGCAAAATCGCTTCGCGTTTGACATTCGTGCCAACTGCGGATAATCAGGTAGGGTTTACTGTAGACCGCTTGGCGGGCGGGGCGATTGCGAATGATAACTACAGCGGTGTGACGATTGAACGGCTGACCTTCCGCACTGACGATACCAGCTACCACAAGACGGGCGTGAAGCTGGTTGACTGTGGGCAGACGGTGCTGCGGGATGTAAATATCTACGGATACACCGGCACCGCAAAGAACGCTGTCGGGCTGCACACGCAGGGCCGAGAGAGTTGTTCGGCTACCGGCCTACACATAACCGCCTGTGTGCCGATATACATAGGCAAGAACCCCGACCTTACAGATGGCTGGCTGTCAGCGGATCACTTCCACTTTAGCGACTGCTATCTGAGCGTCGTAGGCACACCGTCAACACTGGTCAGCGCGGCCGTACTGGTTGAGGACGGGGTGCATTGTAGTCAGCTTGAATTCGACGGCTATCAGGCATGGGTCGGCGGAGTACATGGGTTGTACTGGAATCAGACCGTTGCGCCTTACGCAGCGCCAACGAACCTATCCATTGCCAATATGCGCAGCGAGCAGGGCACAAGCGCAACTGGGTATAGCGTGTATGTGAACATGCACGCGACATATCCGCTCTACAACCTGACGATGACGAACTGCGAGTTCGATGTTGGTCGCGAGGGCGTCTATACGCGGAATGTCATCGATCAGGTATGGACCAGCATCCTAGCCAAGCACCCGTCGCCGCGCACAGTCATGGACGTTGGCACCGCTCGCAGCGTCACATGGAAGGGCGTATCCACGAGCAGCACGGCATCAACGAGTGCGATTATCACTGACTCTAACCTGTATCTCGCAGAAGCCGCCCCGCACTGGCAGGGGCAGGTGCTGCCAACCAATGCGACATGGGTCAAGCGGACAACGGCATCGACCTACAACGAGCGCCCAAGCCGCGAGATGTCGGCACACAAGTGGTACTGGTCTGGCACGCTGGCTGATGGTGTGTCTAATGGCGCTACCGGGGACGGCAGCGCCACTCTTATCCCTTGCAACTCAGACATCAATTCATGGGTCCACGCTGAGGTAAAGGTCATCGCGACAATCGCGGGATCGAACATCCTCGAATACGGCATATGGTACATCTCACCAATAACCGGGCTGACAAACGGTGTCGTGAAGGCCAGCGGCTCGACCAACACCGCATCGACAGACATTGACGCCAACCTGTGCGTGTTTTGCAACGGCGCAAGCCCGATGTACCAGCAGATGGTGGTGAGAAACAGGCTGGGGGCGAGCGCCGTTGTGACGATAGAGGTCACCGGCAAACGTAGCGTGGAGACATAAACGATGGCGAATATCGAGGATCTGGTCGCAGGGTTTCCGCAGGCACAAGAGTATGTGCCAAGCGGTAGCAAGCCGCCTGTCTGGTGGGTCACGCGGTCTGCTGCTGCGGCGTTGATTGCGGACTCTGGAAAGACCTTCGTTGTTGGCGAGCGCATGGAATATACAGACCCGCTTCCAGGTGGCAACCTCTGCACCGTCTGCACCACGGCGGGTGCTGGTGGCGGCACGGCCCTGTTCTATGAAGCTGGCGTGATCGAAGCCCCGTAATGTCCAACACCATCCTAGACTCGCAATACGCCAGCCCCAATGCGCTGCTGACTTCGCACGGCTTCCCGGTGAACACGTCTGGGAATACCGTGCTGCTCAGTCACAGCCCTGCTGGGACGTACCCTGATCCGGGGGGCGGGAGTCCTGACACGACGCCGGATGCATTCAGCTTCGGCACGAACCCGACAGGGCTTGCGCTCGGCGCCGGAACGCAGACATCTGATGCCGCCACAATCACGGGGATTACCGCTGCGTCAGCGTTCACGTTCTCGGGCACTGATGGCTCGTGCGAGTGGCGGAAGAATGCTGGCACTTGGGTGACGACCGGCAGCGGCTCGTGCGTTGACGGGGACACGCTACAGCTTCGCCACACCGCAGGCACCGGCTATTCGCAGACGGTCAGCGGCACGATCACGTTCACGTCTGGGTCTGTCTCAGCGACGTTCTCGTCTACGACTATTGCAGATCCGGCGGGTATCAACCTGACCCACGGCTCAGAGTTCACGATCACCACGGCTGGCACTGGCCTGAGCTTCGGTACGCGGGCAGCAAAGCCGCTGGTGTATGACAACTTTGAGAGCGGGACGGCGGGGAACCAAGTAGACGGGCAAGGCCCAACTCTTACCAGTAAAGACAGCGGTGCGTGGACTTGGGGGGTTGTGAGCGATGGGCATGAGTACCCCCGGTACGCAGCAACCAATCTGCGGGCAAACTCGACACGGAATTGCCTGCTGAAGTTCGGGTCATCAAGTGGGGATTCTTACAAATGCACGCTTGAGGTTGACCACGCTAGGCCGAACACTGGAGATGAGATTTACCTTACCTTCTGGTGGAGGAAGGTAGATACGTCGTTCGCAAACAGCGGCACTCAGGCTCATTCACGCAACACGAAGCCGTTCGACCTGTTTGATGTTGATTACTTGGTCCCGTTCGCCTACGTCGGCATGGGGAACCCGGATGGTGACGGCGGGCTGCGCTGGAACTATTCCGGCGGAGACTCAATGTCAGGGTGGTCAGACCCGACTACGGTAGAAGAACTTGACAGCGAATGGGTTCGCTGGGAGGTGTGGCTGAAACAGTCGGCACCTAATACCGCGAACGGCGCGATGCACTGTGGGCTGCATCGGTCTGGGACGCCCAGTATCAACAGCAGCATACTCGCGCCGCGCAACACAGCTACCACCCGCACGGACTCTGACTATTGGCAGAATCTGTGGATCGGTTCCTATTGCGCGACGGAAGAATTTGTCGGGGGGCCGTCGAACCTCGCGTGGTCTGACATACAACTCAGCAGCGTCTACGTTGACACCACCCGGCAGCGGCTGGAACTCGGCGACAACCCCGTATACGCGAGCTGCACACGCCGCGAAGTCCAGCCGTCTACCGCGTGGTCTGATACCAGCATAACCGCGCTGTGCCAGAAGGGTGCTATCCCGACCGGGACTGCGTACCTGTTCGTGGTGGGCGCTGATGGCACGGCTTCTGATGGCATTGAGGTTGAGGTGGCATGACCTACTTCACCAACATTCGCGCCTTTATCACAGGCTTCCGCCGATTCGGCGAGCTGACGTTCCAGGCTGGCTGGTCGGCTGACTCGCTGCGCTGGTGGCTTTTGTACACATTCGACTATGGCAGCCACACGATCTGCGGCGGTGCGGTCGTGTCCTGGTCGCGCTGGTTCTACGACAACCGCGAGAAGTACCGGGTCGCCAACTTCTTTGACCGCTTGCTAAACCATTTCGAGGACGGCCACGGGCGATCCGCTGGCCCGGCGCTGTGGGGAACCGTCGATTGCAGTTGGCGCGTGCGCATGGTCGCGACCGCAGCGATCCTGCTGATGGTGCTGCAGTAATGACGATCGTAAGAGCAACAACAGGGCGGGCTGATGGCGAGTGATATGAGCGAGCTGGCTGACATCGAGCAAAAAGTTGATGAGTTGAAGCACGACATCGAATCGCTGAAAGCGCAGGTGACAAAGCTGAATGACACGATGAACAAGTACAAGGGTTTCGCCGGCGGCGTCATGTTCGTGATTACGGCGGTGTGGGCTTTCCTGCAACTGGTCTGGACTCAAGTGGTTGATGGCAAAACGGGGCACTGATATGAGAACTCGCAATACAAAGTTATCACCTGTATTCCTCGTCATTCTCATGCTGGTCGTGGCCCTGCTCGGCGTCTCGATGTGCGCCAGTGCGGCGACGATCACGTGGACGCACCCGACGAAGCGCGTGGACGGTTCGCCATTGCCCGCCAGCCAGCTCGACTACACCGACATCCAGTGGGGCACCTGCAACGGTCTGGCGTTCGGCGACATGCTCGGCAGCGCACAGGCACCTGCACCGGCGACGGTATTCGAGCAGGCGCTGCCATACGGCACGATATGTACGCGGCTGTTCACGGTGGACAAGGGCGGTCTGCGGTCTGATTCGTCAAACGTATTTAGCTATGTCCGCCTGACCAATCCGCCTGAACCGCCGCAAGTCCTGCGTGTGATTTGGGGCGGGGCGTTTAAGGTTCGAGTCATGCCGAACGGACGGATCTTCCTGCCATACGAAACGGGCGGGTCGGCACGCTACGGCGCGCCATGTCTGGCAATACCTGGGCTGACCGAGGTGTATGGCTTCGGCCTGTCTGAAGGGGTCATTGCGATCTGTGGGCACTAACTGCATCCGTGGCCCGTCCTGACCACTTCGTTCCCCGGTGGTGGTTCCGCTGGGAGGATCTGACCGGTAAGCGGGTGCCTGATGTGTTGAGGGTCAACAACAAGCTACGCAGAAAGGGCGCGACTTTGGCGACAGCCAAGCTGAGCGAGCAGAGAAAGGCGAGGAAAGCGAATGAACATATCTGACATCGTGCTGCATCCCACGTCACTGTGGATGTTCTACCTGTGCATGTTCCTCGGCCTGCTGCTGCACGTCCTGCTGAAGATGGACGCCTGGTACAAGCCGGACAAGGCAAACAGGACTGCCCCGTGCTTCACCGGCTACTTCCGTGAGTTCCCGTTCCGCACCGCGATCAGCATCCTCGGCACGCTGCTCGTCGGCCTGCTGATGTGGGAGTACAACATTCGCGACGCGATCGCCGGTGCCGCTGCCGGTTACATGGGCAATTCGATACTCGACGCGCTGCTCGGCCAGCGTACAGCGGTGAAGTGATGTGGCCCTTCCCAAGTGTATCGAGCCGGATGGTTTTAAGTGCCGCAGCCCTGAGCCTTGCCTGCGGTGTCGGCTCGTTTGTGACCTACAAGATGATGCGCGGCGACATCGAGAAACTGAAGAACGAACACGCTACCGAGCTGCGGAAGATGCAGGACGCTGGGGCGGAAGTGGTGAGGAAACGAGATGCTGCGACAAAACCGATACTTGAGAAATACCGCGCTGATCTGCTTGCTGCCAATAGCCGCAAGCCTCGAAGCGTGTACCGTGATCCGCCCGATTGTCTGTCCGAAACCGCCAGCGGAACTGATGGTCCCGGTGCCCCAGTCAGTGATCGACGCGATTACGGATTTGAGCTACGAGCAGCCAGAGACGCGCTGATCCGGTGCAATGCGCTGATTGAGGTAAGCAAGTAGTGGCTAACCGCGTCATCACCTGCATCGAGGACCAACTGCGTCTAGACGAGGGCGAGCGGCTGAGTGCGTACCAGGATCACCTCGGCTACTGGACCATAGGTGTAGGGCGGCTGATTGATGCGCGCAAGGGTGGGGGTATCAGCCGGGCCGAATCTGCGCTGCTGCTCCAGCACGACATCGAGCGGGTAGAGGCGGCGATTGACCGCGCGCTGCCGTGGGCGACGACACTCGATCCTGTCCGCCGTGGTGTGCTGGTCAACATGGGCTTCCAGATGGGCGTCGCCGGTCTGCTGGGGTTCGCGCAGACACTGGCGGCGGTCAAGGCCGGCAACTATCCGGCCGCCGCCGACCAGATGCTCGCCTCACGCTGGGCGAGCCAGACGCCGGCCAGGGCGAGACGGCTAGCGGATCAAGTGCGGTCGGGCATCTGGCGGTAATCACGCCTGCTCGATGTCGTACTGATGGAGGACTCACAACAACGCGCCGTGTACGCATGGGAGGGCTTGTGGCACGGGTGGGTCAACAAGAGCGCCAGTCAGCGAGCGGTGAGGAAAGCGATCCGTAGAGCGGAGCGGCTGT